GGGGGGAGGTTGGGTTCCTGTGTACCAACAAAAGATGGGCATTACTACAGAGTAAATACATCTTTGCCTGAGACCCGACTGGTTGGTCGGTTCTGACTCGCATCAGCAGCACCACCTGTGTCTCATCACCTTAACCAGCGGTTGCCAGTAAGTTTATTCAGTCACTCCCTATGTTGCGTCCAACAAATATAATATAGTGTATGTTGATACAGTTGTCAAGCCCCATATTTTAATGTCAGAATACGTAAATATTACTAGGCTAAATAGAGCTAGAAAATAATCGGTAAACTAATGAAAAGGTTTCTACCTATATTATTATTAACAGGGTTCAGTTCACCTGTCATGGCAGACATTACACATAAACTATCAAGTAGTGTGCAATTAAGTGTGGCAGCAGCTGCAACACAGGTTGAAAGGATTGGTACAACATATTCCGTTTCTGGATCAGGTGTAGATACATCATATTCAGCTGGTGGAAGTTCAGTATCTGATGGTATTGGTGCATTAACCATATCAACAGGTGTTGGTGCAATTCCATCTTTAGAGGCAACACAAAAAACTGCTGGTTCAGCTTTCAGCTTCTCGCAAACCTTTACTCAAGGTGACGCATTAGCAACATCAGCACCTACTGCAGGAACTGTATCTAACTTCAGTAATCAGACATCTACTGGTTCAGGTACTGCTGGTGACTTAGCTGGTACAATCACAACTGCTGGTGCAGTGACACTAACAGCAGGTGGTGCTGGTACTGTGGCGACAGGACAATTTGTAAACGAATTGACAATTGACTGATGATCAATGACTTCCTTGACAACTTGGCAGCACAACAATATCTTAAAATGCATAATCACAAGGAAGAAACTTGTGATGGTTGTGGTTGTGTCTGCCCTTGCGAATGTCCAGACTGCGATGTCTGTTCCTGTTGTTCCTAATTTTACACAGGGCTCGATGACAAGCAACACGGAGACAACATCTACCGTAACTGAGACAATTAATTCAATGAATTATGATACTGGTTATCAATATGTGATAACTGGTACAAACATCGAACACGATGGAAATACTATTTCTGCTCCTTCAACAACAGGAAATAGTAATACATTAAATGGAGTGACTTCAACATGGACAAACTTGGATATCAACAACAAACCAAACTTCACGATAACAACGCCAGGAGACGCCTTTCAATTTACCGAAACATATTCTGGTCCAGGCTTAACAAATCACACAATAATAAATCGCACCACCACTATCCAAAGCGTCACAAACACAACAAGTACCTTCTCAAATTAATTTCAATTTGTTTATTAGGATCAACAACACCTGCGTTTGCGAGTGACATAGGTGGTGTTTCTGCGACAGCAAATCCAGTGGCAAACAGTTCTGGAAGCGTCACAAATCAAGCTATACAGGTTTTACAAGGTCCGTATATAACTAATACTTATGGTGGTGGTATACAATGTCAAGGTCCTACAATGAACGTGACACCATTTGCTACAGGTAATATGGCAATCAAACGTCCATATGAAGATTTTTGGAATGATCCAGTATATAACAATGTAGATGCAAATAATGATGATGTGCCAGATAATCCAGGTGAAATATTATATTTCAAACCAACTAGAACAGGACAGAAAGATAGTCATACAATCTCAATCGGTGTTTCAGCAACTTGGTCGAAACCATTAGATAAAGACCTACAGAAACTTTGTAAGGAGGCAGCAGCATCTAATATTGCATTGATGCAACAGAACACAGCAAATAAAAGACTTGACTTTGAAATCGCAAGATTAAAAAATTGTGGTGAATTAATGAAGGCAGGAATAATATTTGTACCAGGTACTGAATATGCGAAGATATGTGCTGATGTTATGTTAGTGAATCCACCAGGTGTTGTGGCAAATCATACACATAGTATAGAAAATAAACCACCTGCAAATGGCACTGCAAGTGATTTAAATGATATATCTATTGGTAAACCTTAATTATTTTTTGAGAGGTGGCAAACCTTTCTTTTCACGATAGGCATTTGTTTGTTTTAATTGACGACTTGGTTCTTCAACCTTTTTACCTAATTTCTTTTGAATAGTTTTCCATAATTTTTTAATCACAGGTTTTATAACTCGAATTAATAATGGTGTTGCAGCAGCACCTGCTGTAGCTACCACTGCTAACGCTGTCACAGATGATACCTGATTTAGGGGTGGCACATATCTTTCAAGTGGTGTAGTAGGTTCATATAATGTCTCACATATTTTACCATTATCAATAAGTCGATGACCTACAACTCTTTCATTACCTGACTGAGTTACATCACCAACTCTCAATTGACCAGGACCTGGACAAGGAACTTCCTCTTTACCACCAACGTTACCAGTATCAGGAACCTCTGGTGCATCAACCTCTGGTGGAGGTGCAATCGGTGGTGGTGGAGTTTCTCTCTGAATTATTAATTGTTCTGGTTGATAATCCATCGCATTGTATGATGGATACTGACCATTCGGACATAAAGTAACACTTCCCTTTGGATCTTGATTCACAAGATCTTTATCAATCGGAAGTCTTGATACGTGATTCTTATTATCCTGATGCATATCCACGCAACCAGGCATATCCACAATCGGATTACCTATCTGTAAAGTGACAGGCACCTGATGTATGGGAATATTCGTATATGGTATTTCGTGTGTATGAATGCGAGGAACGTTTACATCACCCACATTAATATCATTTATCTGGTTGTGGGACATAAACTGGACCTGTCACGTTAGGCATTGTTCTTGGTATTTGTTTTGCAACTTCCTCTTTTATAGTATCAGAAATAAACTTTCGGTTCTTTTCGACTCTACTATCATATCTAACCATTGAGAATATAAGAGTACCAATAAAGAAAAAATTAGTTGCAACTAATAAACCAAGTCCAATCTTATATACGAGTTTCATTTATTGCATCTTTAATAACTTGTTTAAGTTGTTTTAATTTCTTTTTACCTATTCCTGCTCTTGCATCTATTTTAACTTTAATCCAGTAAAGTCCAATAATACAAATCAAAAATGGTATGGCATCTGGCCAAGATATATCATTATATGCTTTCGCAGCATCAGCAAGAACAGCAAAAATCATAATAGAATAGCTCCAATAATAAATCCTTTAACAAATGAGATACAAAGCATTTGGTAATCAGTCAAATTAAATTTTTCTTGAAACCACTTTGCTTTTTCTTTATCCCAATCTTTAATTTTAGTAAATGTTTTTCCGAGTTTCATTAGTTTTCCTCTATAAGTGTACCATAAGATCTACGAATTTCACGTAGTTCTTCAAAGTCTTTTTGTTTTGTGCCACCATCATATGCCCAAGCATATCCTTCGGTGATCATTTTTTCGTTGAGCGATAAAGAATCATCGCCAATGTATAACCAACCAAGCAACCTACCATACTTACCCACGCCACCTTTGAGTTCAGTTCTAATAGTGAGTTCATCTTCTCCATCAATTGCTCCTTCTAATTTATCTTTTAACCAATTTGTGGCATCTATTCCCAATGCCTTCTCTTCCAGATCTCTTGTTCTCTTCTCTGGCGTATCAACTCCTGCAACTCTAACTCTTTCTTTCTTGTATAAGTCAAACCCAAGATCAATGGTGACATCAATAGTATCCCCGTCAAGAACACGATTAATCTCCGTCACTCTGAAGTTGTAACAACTCTTTCTGCTCGGTGGAACCATTGCTCCCATTTTTTATACCCATAAGTGTTTTATTTATGTACCATCAATTTCTACTGGTGGTATATCAAATTTACGAGGTCTTGGAAATAATACACCCGTCTTTGGTCTTCTTTTATATGTTTGTTCTCTATTATAAGTTTGTACGTTCAAGAACGCATGTTTAAGTGGTGTTCCCGCTGCATCAACAAATCGAGTGCCACTAGTTGCTGTAGTGGTTCCAGCCTGTACTTTTAAACAACTCTGACCATAACCAGCACCAGTAAGTCCTCCAAGATCTTGTTCTGGAGCAATGGGTGTTGCTGATGCAGTTGGTACGTTTGACCAAGTGGTTGTTCTAACAGATAATACACTATTCCTTGCTTCTGATACTAG